AACCATAAACACACCCCCAAATACAACCCCAATCCCAACCAAAAGCAACCCTAAAAGCACCCCTATAAACACACCCATAAACACACCCCCAATCCCAACCAAAAGCAACCCTAAAAGCACCCCCATAAACACACCCCAAAACACACCCAACAGCAACGACAAACACACCAAATACACCCCAAATATAGCGATTTTCACCCCTAAACTCTACCCCAACAGTGGAGGACCTCAGACAAAATTCTAGCAACTGTCACCACTGCCAGTCAGTAAGCAATCTTTAAGAAGAAGGCCACACTTAGATTAGCATGGGAGCAGACGCTTCATCCACGCCTCTTAGGAGAAATTGTTTTGAGAGTTTTAACTACAGCAACGTAATTTCTATAATTCTAATGCGAAACACCCAGCTGAAGAGGTGGACAGGGTCGGAGGTAGTTTTTTAGTGTAGACTTCCGACGAGGAGAAGGCACTAATTAATCGAATGATGGTCAAACTATAATCTTCCGGGTTAAGTAATGTGTCTCTATAAAATATCGATGGAGCATGTTACTAAAAAGCAAAGCAATTTGGGGCTGAGACCTAGCGAAAGAGTGCAAGCACAGTCAGGCAAGCGCTAGGCAGCATGACTAAGCTTGCTAGCAAGCATGCTAGCTAGCTATCCTTTTTTATTGAGACACACATAAATTTATAAACTTTGATTTCGTTAGTTTATTCTCCAGGGGGACGCCCCTAGAGGCATGGATAAGTTTATATAGAGACACACACTTTTAATTATATGAGAAAAGAAGGGAGTGGCACTTCGCAGGCTAGGGAACGACTGGATAAGATTAATGAGTTGTGGCAGACAATCATCGACGAGGAGAAGACTAAGAAGAAAATAATTGCTGAGTTTTGTTTACGATATGGACTTCGACGACGGACTGTTATGGAATATTTGAAATTGTTGATTGATGCGGAGAAGATTTATGAAGAAGAAGGGATTTTAATTAATTATGGTAAAAGAAAAAAAGCCGGAGTTTGACATCTTCCGACCCTGGCTAACGCTAGACGACTGGCAGAAAGAATATATCAAGACCGAAGGCAACTGCTTCCTGCTATGCGGGAGGCAGTCAGGGAAGAGCGCAGCAGCCAGCATCAAGTTCGGAAACCGCGCAGCAAGAAAACCTAATCAACATATCTTAATGATAGCATACACAGAAAAACAAGGCTACGCACTCTTCTTCAAGACGCTAACATATCTAAGGGAAAAATATCCGAATAAAGTAATTGAAAAAGGAGACCAAAAACCCACGAAACACACTGTCAACTTAACGAATGGATCTCAGATTCAATGCTACGCGGCAGGAATCAGCGGAGACGGACTGCGGGGAGGCACGATAACTAGCCTAGTCATCGACGAAGCCGCGCCGATGAGCAGAGAAGTCTTCCAAGCAGTCAGCCCAATGATAAGCATCACACAAGGGACTATGGATATCTTAAGCACGCCCAGAGGCAAAGAAGGATTCTTCTACGATTGCAGCCTGAGAGACGACTTCAAGAAGTTCTACGTTTCAGCAGAAGACTGCGTCAGACACACACCAGAATTCTTAGCGAGAGAAAAAGCATGGATGTCAGATTTGATGTACGCGCAAGAATATCTAGCGCAATTTATGGACGACTTCAAAAGGGTATTCAGCGACGAATGGATAAAACAAGTTTGCACTCTCTCGGTCCCGGAAACGGGTGGGGCGGCCGAATCGCCCTTACTAGCCGGGAGAGATTATTTTCTAGGTTGTGATGTAGGAAGAGTTTACGACCCTTCGACGTTTGAGATTCTAGACGGGACAGATGAAAAACAAATCACACAGAAATACCACGATGAAATCAGAGTGATTAAGATTCCTGAGACTTTTAGGGAGATTCGAAGGCTGGAGCAAAATTGGTCGCTTAACCGAATAGGTATTGATAGCGGTGGGATGGGCGCAGGAGTCTTAGACCTACTGCTAGAAGATAATGAAACGAAACGGAAAAGTGAGGGTTTAGATAATGCGAGTAAAATAGTTGATGATGATGACGTAAAGAAGCCGTTATTGAAAATTGATATGTACGTGAATCTTCTGACGAAAGGGCAGAAAAAAGAAATCCAACTATACAACTGCGACGAGGTAGTCTCAAGCTTGAAGTCAGCGCAGTGGGATATCTCCGGAGAAAAGACAAGGATAGTGAGTACAAATGGGCATACAGTCGAGGGGATTATGCGGGCTTTGTGGTTGATAAAAGGGAAAGGTTTAAATCTTTATTGTGAGTCGTATTAGAATGGCTTACACGGCAGTTATAGTAACAGTTGCAGAAATGCAATTCATGGCTGGAGAGAATAGAGATGCGACTGGCGACGTTGAAGCTAATCATACGGCGCTTCAAGACCAGGCTGAGGGCTATCTTTCGGCTTTGATTCAAGAAGATGTGGCGACTAACTTCTCAGGATATGATACAACGACTAAAGAAATAATCACTGAGTGGGCGGCTAGATATGCTGGGATGCAATTAATTTTATTTAATACTAGTGGTTATACGAATGGACTCAGCGAGGTTGAGGATATGGTTGATGTGCATATTTATAGGATGGAGAAGATTGAGGAATTATTAAAAAAAGGAGCAGTGTTAAAACAAATAGGGGTCGCTTAATGGTTTTAAAAATAAATTCTATTTTTAGGAAGATAAGAACGAGAACTCTAAGAAATAAACACACAACGAAATTTAAAGAAGATGTTACAATCGGAGAGCCAGACTTTCAAGCGGCGAGAGCGAGGCTTTGGGTATTTGATAAAAATAGAGATGTATCACTCAAAGTCGAGACAAATAAAGTTGATGGGACTGCGCAGATTGAATTTCATAACGAACAAACAGCTCACCAATACAATATCGGAATCGAAGACGGCGGAGGGGGAACAGACATACTAAGCTTCTTTAGTAAAGAAGCAGGAATTAATTTGATGGAGTTTAATAATAACATTATTGTTTTAAATTCGTTGCCAACGTCAGACCCAACCGTAACGGGAGCATTGTGGAATAATAGTGGTGTGGTGACAGTATCAGCAGGATAAGACTTAAATAGTTGATAATTGTTAGAAAATCATGGTAAATGGAACGCGAGACTTCAGTAATATAGCTACTTCCAGCTATTCTCAGTCGATTAAAGTTCAGACAACAGAATCCGAAGATGTAGATAGGCCAGGAATTGGAGATTTTTGGCAAACGAAAACATGGACTTCGAACAACGGATATTATAAATCTCACAATTCTGTGAAAACAATTATTAACAAAGTAGGGATGTGGACGACAGGAAAAGGATATAGGGAAAACACAGAAGAGAAAGTAATAAAAATTTTAGAAAAAATCAGAGGAGCGGGGAAGGATACGTTTAACGAGATAATAAAAAACCTAGTTAGAGGGAGGCATATCGACGGAGATTCCTATGCGGAAATAATTAGAGACAGAGCGGGGAAGCTAATTAATTTGAAACCTTTGAACGCTGGAGCGATAAAAGTTTATTTTAACGAAATGGGCATGTTGGAAAAATATGGCTACATGACAACAAATGGAAAAGAGCTCACATTCAACAAAGACGAAATATTTCACTTGAGCTTAAATAGAAATGCAGACGAGACTCACGGGTCAGGAGATATTGAAGCTATCAAAACATACTTAGATAAAATCAAACAACTCGACGAGGATATGACTGTGATGTTTCACGGGTATGTAGTGCCGACGATACTATGGCATTTGAATACTGATAAAGCTGTAGAAATTAATAAGTTTAAAGATGATGTCAAAACAGCTCGTGACGGAGGTCAGGATTTATTTATTCCTCAAAAAGCAGTAGAGCACGATTTAGTTGAAGTGAAGAATACAATCGACCCTCTACTTTGGAGGCAGACTTGGGTTGAGGAAGTAACGAAGGGCGGGGGTGTGCCAGCGCTTATCATGGCAATAGAAGCGGGGACTACTGAGGCATCTAGTAAGATGGTATACTTAGCATGGCAACAGGTTATCGAAGATGAACAATTATACCTAGAGGACCAAATTAAACTACAACTTCGACTAGATGTTAAATTTGAATTTCCAGCGACGATAGAAGAAAACCTAGGACGTGATGAGCAAAAGGATGGGTCAATAAAAGGCGAGAAGAAATCTGAGATTGTGCCAACTAAACCGGAGGTGAAAAAGTGATAGAGGAAGCATTGGCAAATTACGGAGTTCTTGGAATTTGGACTTTGACGTTGTTGGTCGAGAAAGTAGTTGATAAGTTTTTCTTTGTAAGGAGAATGGCTGAGATGTTAAAAGAGAACCGTGAGTACATGATGGACTTGATGAAGGTTAGTAAAACGGAATAGAAAGATTTATATAATAAGTTACTAATTAGTAAGTAGATGGTAGAAGATGAAGATGAAGAGAATAAACCGGATGAGGGTGACGGTGAGAGAGCGAAGGCTCCTGCTGAAACTGCGGAAGTTAGTAAAGCTGACGAAGATAAGCCTTCGGCTTTGGATGAGGCTAGAGAGATTAATAAAAAGAAAGAAGAACTACTGAAGCGTGAGGAGAAACTCCAAGACCGCAAAGAGAAGTTAGCTGCTCAAGAGATGGTCGGAGGGAGAGCGACAGCGTCGAGGACGGAAGAAAAGAAACCGGAAACGAATAAGGAGTATAGGGCGAGGGTTGAGAAAGAAATGCGAGAGGGGAAGACTGATTTTGGTGACTGATTTTGGGGAAGGGACGTTGATGGCCGACAATGAGGAGGAAGCGATTTGGTGGCATCAAGCAGAGGAAGGAAAAGCTTACATAAAACAACTAAAAGGAAGTATAAAGAAGTCTAAGGAAGAATTGAAGCTATCAGCGAGGGAAGTTCATAAAAAATTTATTAATGGAGCAAAGATGAATATCAAGAAACAACAACTAAATCTAAAAGTTCAAAAAGAATTTCTAAAGTTTTGCGAAAGCAAAATAAATCTAAAAAATAAAAAGATTTAAATAGTAATTAGTTCGAAGTATTGTATGGCTGATGAACACGACTTAGTGGTTGAATTAGAACCACCAATTAATTTTACGAAATCTACGACCGAGGCGGTTGAGAAAGGCGCAATTTTAAAGATGACTGATGGGATGGTTGCGGCTCTTGCTGATGGGGATGGAGATATTTGTGCT